GGCAGGGGTAAAGATGAGATGGGCGAAACAGCCAAATCTTACCTAAAGCAAATCATCCGAGAGATGAAATGGAAACGCCAAGAGGAAATTGATACTAAGCAGATGCGCAAAGGGAACGTATGCGAGGATGATTCTATCACCTTGTATAACATTTACCGTGTTATTACGAAAAACAAGCCTACCTGTGGGATATTCAAAAAAAACAAAGTTAATCTGACCAACTCTTTTGTAAGCGGAACTTTGGATATTACAGATACCAACGACACCGATACAGCAAGCGAAATAATTGATATTAAAAGTTCATACGATTGGACTACGTTTCCTTACAAGTCGGATAAGATTGATGCTATCTATGAATGGCAATTACAAACCTACCTTAGCTTAGTGCCGACTGCTAAAATTGCTATCCTTGCCCATTGCCTTGTAAACCTCGATGGCGATAGTTTTTTAGACGAGCAAAGGCGAATTGGTTTCAAGTATAACGATATGCAGCTAATGAGCGATGATGCAATTAAGGATTGCAAGAAACTTGAAAAAAGGTTTATCTACGATATGCCGAAATTCATTAAGGATAATCCGCATATTGAGATTTTCAGCGACCTTAAAACTTTCCCTAATATTCCCGAAATAGAAAGGGTGAGAGAGGTGATAATCGAAAGGGATGATGCCGCTATTGAACGTATGCACGCCCGTGTAATCGAGTGCCGTTTGTGGATGAATGAGAACTGGGATAAGGTGTAACGGTGGCGGTTGGCGAAGTTGTGCCATTGCCTTGTGGGTGGGAGAATTGCGTTAAAGCCCGTGTTATATGAAGTGTTTTTTAGGGAGGGAATAAAATTGTTAATAACTTTTTTTACTTACCTATTGCGTATATCATATACACTATGTATATTTGCATTGTAGTTCTTTGAAAGGTGAAAATAAAATCAATAGGATTTTGAAGCCAAAAAAGTATAGGCGAAATGTAGGCAAGGTTTGGGGCTTAGCTGTAAAGGCTGTGATAGCTTAATTTAAAACTCCCAAACACACACAGAACCGAGAACTGACAGAGGGTTGTCATATCCTGCGAACAGCAATAGTATTGGAATGAAAATATCGGTAGCACCGAAGCAGGGGGTTTAGTCTTGATACCGTTAGTAGTAACGGAGTAAGATAGGAGGCTTAATCGGGGATAGTAATTGTTATTGCAAAGTAGTTGAGGATATTGGAGCAACTAAGACAAGTTGAGATTTTATTAGTGAAACACTTATTCATACATCTTGGGGTGTTCTTGGTAAGCAAAGTAGCGTTCCTTTCATTGAACTTTTTAATTGAAGATTATGAGAAAAAATATTGACATACCCGAAGAAATAGTTAAAGACTTAAAAAAGATGGCTATTGATGCAGATAAGGATTTAAAAAACTTTATTCAAGACCATTTGATTTTTCTTGTGCGTGGGGAGAAAAAAGAACAAAAAACTTCCACAAATGTCAAATCGAAGCGGTCAGGTAGCATTTGCCACTAATGTTTTGCGGCTTTGCGAAGTAGCGTATTGCCGTTCTACAAAAACAGTTTGACAAGGTATGAAAAAAGCCTTTCTCTCAAAAATTGTTAGTTAAAATTAACCGTCCTAAGTGTTTGGATGAATTTGCCGTGTTTATATAGCTTAAAATATATGCTTTTCCCATCCTGCGAACCAGTTGTTAAGGTATAACCATTTCTTCCTCCTACGCCAAAACCGCGACCAAATGAAACCATATTTCTATTACCCGAAAAAACAAAGTCAATTTCCTTTTTCAAATAGTCAATACTTTGAACAGAAAAATTTGGTGGAACTTGAGAGCGGATGGCTAGGAATCCAACAGTACAAACAGTTATTCCACCCAAAAGATATAAAGTAGTTTTCATTAATTTTGATTTTGTGCAAAGATAATATCTTTATGAAAAACAAACCTTTTCTCTACTCTAAGGAATTTTTATCTGAACTTATTGGGCTTTCAATGGAAGAAAGGGGGAAATATATAACCATCCTTTCCCTCATGGCTGATACTGGAGAAGTGAGCCAAAAGCAGGTTAAAAACCTAGTCGGCAAAGTACCCGATGCAGTAAAAAAATTGCTATTTTTAACTTCCGATTGCACCTTTCAAAAACCTATTTTAAAACAGGAGCATTTGAACAGTAAAAAAAAGAGTGAAACATTACGGAGCAATGTTTTAAAGCGATATGAAGCCAAAAAAAACGCTACAAATGTACCTACAAATGTAGATACAAATGTACCTTCAAATGTAGCCAAAAAAGAGGTAAATTACTACCGCAAGTTCGACCATCTCAAAATGACTTTTGCCCAATATGAGAAACTGTTAAAAGAGGGTTACTCGAAGGAAGAAATTGATAGCACCTTAGACCGAGTTGAGAATTACAGAAAAAACACCTCATATAAAAACCTGACCATGACCTGCCGTAACTGGATTATAAATGCAAAGGAAAAAAGTAAGTCGGCAATGCCTACTCAGGAAATAGACAACCTAAACCAAGAAAAACTCAAAAAGTATGCAGATGCTTGATTTGAAAATACCTGCTAACCGTGAACTGGAAGAATGGGTACTCGGATGCTTAATGATTGAATCATCCTTACTTGCAGAGGTTACGCCTATACTTAAAAGGGAATATTTCTTTTTCCCCGAAACAATGTTTCTCTATGATACTATTCAGAAAATGAGCGCAGAGAACTTGTCCTACGATATTTACAGTATTGTAATGTTTTTGAAGGATGAAAAGAACATTCCAATAAATAATGTTCATTTCTACCTTGCCGACATAACTGGTAAAATAGTAAGCACAGCAAATGTTTACACCAACTGCCTTGCACTAGGCGAATACAGCATAAGGCGTAACATGATACACTTTGCCGAAAATACGCTTAGGATGGCTTATAATGAGGATTTGGATATACTTGACACTCTAAGCAAGGTAAACAAAGAAACTGAGAACCTTAATAGCCTTATACCTCAAAATGAAAGGGATATAAAGGAAATTGTATTAGAGCAGATACTCGAACTTGCTTCCAACAAGCCCAAAGTAAACGGCTTAAAAACGCCTATCAAATTTTTGGATAGGGTTACAAACGGATGGCAACCAACCGACCTTATAGTTTTAGCAGCCCGACCTGCAATGGGAAAGACGGCATTTGTACTCGAACAGGTGAATACAGCATTAAAAAATAACAATTCAGTAGGCTTTATTAGCTTAGAAATGAGCGCAGAGCAGCTAGTACAAAGGCTTTTAAGCCAAAATAGTAAGGTTCAATTACACAAAATAAAGAACAAGCTACATACTGAAATAGAATTTAAGCAGATTGAACAAAGTGCTACTCTCATAAGCAACGGTAAGCTATACGTGAATGATAAGCCAATGACCTTCACCGAAATAAAATCATGCGCTATAAATTGGCAAAAGAACTACAATATAGAAGTACTTATCATTGATTACTTGGGATTGATAACCGAAAGTGGTAAGTTTGGCACAAGGGAACAATTCATTGCACAAACCACACGTAATTTAAAGATGCTCGCTAAGTTTTTGCAGATACCTGTAATACTTTTAAGCCAGTTAAGCCGAGCCGTTGAACAAAGGTCTGATAAAAGACCATTGCTTTCAGATTTAAAAGATAGTGGGGCGATTGAAGCAGATGCAGATTTGGTATTATTTCTTCATAGACCAAAGTACTATGAGCCTACCATTGAAGCGGATGATGAGATTATTATAGCCAAGCATAGGAACGGTGATACCTTAACTATATCTTCTTATTTTGATGGTGAAACAACCTCATGGCTTGATGAGAAAAGAGAAAGTTATAAAGTAATGCAACCTATTGTAGAAAAGCAGTATAAGCCTTTAAAGCCAAAGGGTGAGCCACCTTTAATGAATGGCTTGGATGATGATGTGCCTTTTTAATGCAAACAAAAGAACCCCCTACCATAAATGGAAGGAGGTACACACACCAAAAGGGAGCATTTTTAGTACTCCCTTATAGTTAGCTTTAGTTAGTTGGAGATTACTTCTTAACCGCCTTGTAAACAAGGAAGCCCAAAGCAGCAATCATAATTACATGGTGAACATTGTTACCACCAAGAAAGTCAGGACTTTTAATATTTAACATCGTCTTTTGTTTTAAATTTTTTAAATGCGAAACCCAAAATTAAGCATTAAGAACTTGGCAACAATCGCTAATATTACAACACCCTGTTGTTTTTAGCGGTAAACGACCTTAGCATACTTGCTCATAAACGTAGGCACGTCTATATGCAGCAACTTACAGATATTAACAACCTCTGTCAAAGTAAATTCATACTTGCAATGAGGTACAAATTTTCTGCTGAACTTTTGCTTCTTTGCTATCTCCGTTATAGGCAAGTCCTCGTATATGAGAACCGCCAAATCACACATATTAAGATATGGCATTTCAGTACTGCGCCTTTTGTTATAATCTTTGACCGCTTTAGCTACATTTAGATAAACGACCTTGACCAGTTTAACGTACATTCGGTATGTATTTTAAAAGCAAAGGTAAATAAAATTACTTTCAATCTTAGCCATATATAGCTAAAACTAAAGCATCATTCGCCAATATTAGCCATATTTGACTAAACTAGCGTTCCGACCTGTTTGTTTTCTTGATAATGTTTAGGCAGATTTCATTCACAACTTCATCATTGTGCTTTCCGTTTGAGGATGCTTTTATTGCTTTCATGGTTTTCCATGCCTCATAGTATTTCTCATCTCTATTGCTCCAAAAGAGTTTCTTTGTTAGGTCTATTTGAGGGTGCATATTAATCTTCTAAGTTTAAGTTTTGTGTTTCGACCATCTCTCCAAAAGCAATCATTAAAGCCCTAAAGCCTTCTTTGGAA